GCTTCGGCGATTGCAATAGATTTATCTGGCATTTTTTAGGTTATGGAAATTTGTGTTGTGTGTACGCGAATTACGCGGCGTGCCGGGTCGGCGTAGCGGTAAACTGCCTCGGTTCCGGGGCCGGTTATTTCGTATGTATAAGTTTTACCGGTTGCGGTGTCGTATTCTGCCAACGTGTCGCCGCGTACTGGCAAGGTTAAAACACTGTTTAAAATCAGGTCGGCGGTTTTAAATAAAAAGTCCCTACTTTCTACCGTTTCGATAACACCGCCCGAGGTTTCGCGTTCGTAAAGCGATTTACCGGGGGCGGCGCGGAGCGTGACACTATAAACGCCGCGCGTGTATGTCACGGCCCCGGCCGCCGATGCTTTCAAAGCTACTTCAAGCGATTTACCTATCGCATCCCAGACCATCTTAGGTAATAAGCGCCTCAACGCTGCCGATTCCGTCCGTTGCAACAACCGGAATCCCAAAGGCTTCGGCCGGGAATGGTGCGGGCTGTCCGGTGGCGTTCGTAGCCGTTCGGCTGGATTGCAACTGCGACAGACTGCGACGGTTCATAGCGATAATGCTAGGCGCGCGGGCGGCGGGGAATTGCTCAATGGCAGACGCGATAAGTGCGTCTGTTAATCCCTTACCACTATCGGCAGTGATGTTGATGATCCGGCCGACTGAGTAAATTGACCCCAACTGAAGGCCGACCCACGCCTCGATCGGCGTATAGTAGGCACTATAGAAGCCAGTCGCACCGGCTACCTGCTGGACAACGGATTCGCCTATCTCAATGTTTCCGTTTTGGCCGAGTACCACGGCGGCGTCGGCGTCGCCGGTTCTAATCAGGTAAACACTCGATCCCGTGTCGGCGGTGGTGCCTCCGGCGTCGATTGTCAACGCATCGGCGATAGCATCCAATGACGTAGAATTTGCAAAGCCGGAAAAACCGCCAGAGTCGGCCCCGGTGCCGTCAAAAATCTGGCTTTCTGCCGAAGCAAAAGCGGCGCGAATGTGCCGGGCTGCTTCGCGGGCGATAAGCGCCTCAGGTCCTGCGAAATGAGCGTCGGCAACGGCTTTATCAACACGAAACGATCCGTCGAGAATTTTCAAAGCGGCGGTAACCAAGGTATCCTCGGAATGGTCATTTTCGCGGCCGTCATTTGCCGCCCTAAATCCAACCGATGGCTGACCTGTGTATTTTAGATACTTATGATCAGTGCCATTACTGGCGACCAGTGCGGGCATTGCCCCAAGGACCGGGGCGTCGTCCAGAATGTCGCTGCAACCGGCATCTATAGCGTTTTGGTCGTTGATGGTGGCAAGTGCTGCCACATCTAAATAGTCGTTAGCCATTTCATTAGGCTCCTATGTAAAAAGTTCGTGGATTCCGCGGGGGGCGGTCTAGTTTCGTTTCGGTAATTTAATTAAATCGGCAAGCCCTGCGCGTCCGTTTTTGCTCGGTGGCGGGGCGGGTGAAAAATCAAGGGCTGCGGCGTCCGGTTCGCCGTTCATTTTCTGAACGGCGGCCATTTGCGAACGTAGGCGGGTATTTTCCGCTTTTAGTTCTGCGATTTGGCTTGAAATAAGTTCGTAGTGATCGGCCTTCGCATCGTCGAAAGTCTGCCCGGCGAGGAGCATTTCCACACCCTTTTCTCCAAAGGCTTCAGAGAATCGCCGCACTTCTTCAATTTCTACAGTTTCGGATTCTGCGGCCATTTCAGCCGGGGCGGCTTTCTGCTCGGCGGGTTCCTCGGCGGGTGCTTCGGGAATCGCTACGCATTCGGTCCCGTCTTCGCTGATTTCGTAGCCTTCCGGGCAAAGGCCGTCCACTGGCTCCGGCGGTCCATCGTGATCGGGTTCGTGGTCTAGTTTTTTATCTTCAGCCATTTTGGATTTGCTCCAGTGTGCGGTAATTTGGGGTTTATTCGATAAAAGTTCTGTGCTGGTGCCTTGGTCGGCGCCGTAGGGTGCGACTGCGACGCCGCGACAAGTCCAACGGCGGACGATTACAGCGGGGCCGGTTAATTCGTAGCCGTTTACGCTGGCGGTCTCACCGTCTGCGATGTCTTCAAGTTCGAGCGGTTCGCCGGCAAAATTGATCGATGCCTCGTAGGGTACGCCTTTGCCAGATTTAAAAATAATTTCTGCGGCGCGGTCCTGCGGCGTAAAGGATACAAGCCGGCCGGTAGCCTTCAGGCCGTCCGGTGTGGCGGTTAGGTTGTCGAGGTATCCAATGACCTCGCTATCGTTGTGGGCGTAGTCGATCGGAATTGAATGCTTATGCTCTACTCCTTCGATATCGTGCGCGATTATTCCCCAGTAAGGGTGTTCTATCGGCTGGCTACTTCTCGCAAGCATAGAAACGGCGCGGGTGGTTGGGTCGTCGATATCTTCGGCCATTTCTAGATTTTCGGCGGCGGCCGTTAGGTGTGCCGCTTCTATTTTTTTGTCTTTATTCATTATCATTCTTCCTGTGGGTCGGCGTTTAAAATTTGCCGCTCTACCATTTCTTCAGCTTTCTCTCGAATAACGCCAACGCTCACGAGAATCTCGACTGCTACCTGTGGGGCGATAACCCCGGCGGCCGCTTTCTCTAATACGTCAATAACTGCGCCCACCTGCGCACCGTTTAGGCTAATTTCTAGACTTTCCTCGCTTGCAATCGGTTCTTTTATTTCGTCTATATCTTCGGTGGCGGTTTGTTCCTCTACGTCGATTATTGACGAATTTTCTGGCGGTGCGTCGGTTGCGTTTTGGTCGGCCGGGGGTGCGGCGGTATCGGCGCCGGGGCCGAAATCAACGGAAACGTTTTTTTCACGCAGGTAGGCTTCTTCATCTGCCAATTGGTTTACGTGTTCCCGAAAATCTACCGGGATGGGCCGGCTTTTTAGAATTTCCGTTCGGGTGCGCAATCCGCTTTGAATCGCGGCCACCTCGGCGGCTATTTCCTCACCTGGTCGCCACCATGGAAGGCCGGTGGGTATCCATTCCCACGCTAATTCGCCGCCGCTAGGCGGGGCGGCTATCTTGCCGGCCGCTAGGTCATTTGTAAGCCACCATGTCGTTATCTTATTTAACAGTTCTATGAGGTCGGCGCGTTTGTTTTCTGCTGATTTTTGATAATGCAGGAGGGCGCCGCGGCTGCCGAAAAAATTGGTAAAATTTTCGCTGTAAAAGCTATAGGGTAAATCGAGCGCCTTCATTGCCAAGCTAATCATGGTCTGGTTAAAATCGACGAATTCTTTGGCGGGCGTTTTACTCTCCAAGAATTCGGCGCGGTCGCCGGGGTCTAGGTCGAGTTTCACCGGGCCATCCCCAAAAGATACGTCGTATCCTCCGGCGCCGTCGCTTTCGGTGTCGCCGATATCGTCGAAACTATCCCCGCCATCGCGGTAGAAAACGAGGCCGAATAATTGCGACACCTTGGCGCGTGCTAGTGCGTAATCGAAATTTTCGTAGGTGTCACGTAGCGGATTAACTGCGACGGCTAGCGGCGATATGCCTCGTATTTGGTCGAATCGCTGATAATACGCTAGGAAAAGCGTGTTCTGTGCCTGTACCGTCCGCTGGTATTCATATTGGCCGGATGGGGTGCGGTTGTGGACCGCGTAGCCGGTGGCCATCCCGGCGGCCGTGTGGCGTACCCCTTGGGTGTATTCTGCCTTTAACGCTGCGACGTTTTGCGGGTCGCGGATTCGGTCACTTTCAATTGCTTGCAAATGGCCGCTGGTGTATTTGACCAAAAGACAGTCGCCGTCTATGGTTCTGCGGGCCTCGGCTAGCCGTAGGAATCTGGCTAGGCCATGCCGGCGGGCTAGGTCGCAGTTATCCGGGCGACTGTGCTCGTTTACCAATGCCTCTAGGCGCTGATTTGTGGCCGGGTCGGGCGTGGTCGCTCTAAAATTAAAAGAGGCCACGTAGTCTAGGTGCCTGCGAATCATCCACGCGGCCACCGCGTAATTTTGGTCGAGGTCGCGGGCGTTCGCGGTTAGCTGCTGGCGACTGCGTGCGGGTAGCATCGCGTCGGCACTTTTCAAACGGCTATTTGGCGTTTTTCTCTTTGTACCTGTAGCCGAACCGTCATAACCTAGTTTTTGCGGGCTAGGGCGTTTTTTCCTGTTTTTCGTTTTTGCCATGCGCTAGTTCATTTTGATTCTAGAGACGCGCGAACGTGTGCCCTGCTCTAGTGAGTACCGTTTCCGCCAGTATTCAAGCTCCTGAATAGCGGCGGGGCGGTTGTAGGTTGTAGAAACGCCATCAATTGAGATAGAAACGGGGCCGGCGGGGTTTTCTGCTAGTCCTACCTCAAGGGCGTCAATGATCGCCTTGACGTTCGTAGAGACGGCGGCCGTACCGTCTGTAAAATTGATATTTTGCACCATAAGTGCCCAGATTTTACCCCTGGACCCCTGGGGTAAAAGGGCAAAAGTCGGCAATGCCGATATTTAGTGCCGGTGGGTGTGCCTGTCGACGCGATATTGCCCGCATTTTTTACACTGGGTCCGGTTCCATGTAGTGGTGCCGCCATTCCAAACCAGCGGGGCGCGTGTTTTATGGTATCGGGTGCGGTCTGTGGATTTGCATTTTGGGCAATTCGTCAATTCGCCCTCTACTCTCGGCAGAGTAGCGGCCAACGGTGCGGGTGCCTCGGCAATTTCCGGGGCCGGGGTCTTTACCTTTTCAGGTTTAGGGGTCGATCGTTTGCGCGGCTTTCGTTTTGCCATTTTATTTAGTCCTTTACAATTTGGAAACGCGGCGGCTGCGTTTCTTTTGGGTTCCATCCGGTGCGGCTTTTTTGCGTCTTAGATTGTGGCCGAGTCCGGCGGCACCGGCCATCGACGCACCCACCGCGGCGCCGACAATACAATCTAACCAGTGGTTATCAGGTCGGTGGGGTTTGGATTTCCATTCATCGACGCGCCGGCCCTTGCTTTCTACCTCAACTTTATTCTCTGCGCATAGATGATCGGCGAAGCAGGCGTGGTTCGGGGGGGTGTCTTTGAAAAGAGATAAACGGCCGGGCTGCCCTGCGGCGGTGCCTAGTGCGTCGTGAATATAGCTTTTCCAGTAATTGGAGTCGTGCAAAACGTGCCGTACTTGTCGCTTTTCTCTACTCATAACATACCGCCAGTGGTGCCCGGCTTTGATCCCGGCTTTTTTATTCCATGCCGACATCGGGGCCGTGGTCGCGCCGAAATATTTACCGTGGCTCGGTGTCAATCCGGGGCGGCGGTTCTCTGCAATAAACTGATATACTAGGTCAGTGGATTCCCCCCAATTCGCATCTATTAAACACCATGCCAGGTCCAACGGGGCGCCATCTTCGCGGCGGTAAGTTTTATAGAGTCGGCCGGTCAGCGTTTCTAATGCGTTATAGATTTGGCCGCCTCGGCTAGCGCCTTTCGGCCCTTTCGTTTTTATCGTGGTCCGGGCCTCGGCTTGCGAAAAATACCGCCTCGACTGGTCCGGCCATGTGCCGTAGTCGATCACGTAGCCGGTAAAATCCGGCCGCCAAGCGGCGAGTACGTAATAAAGTAACTTTGCGTGAACATCGATAAACGCGGTGATATATTCGGCATCGGTTGGGATTTCTCCGCGTTTGTATCCGGTCGTATTGGTGGCTATTTCCTGCGGCGTCAACTTTACCGTTTCGGCCCCCCGGTCAATCGGTGCGTTTTGGTATTCGCTAGCAAAACTGTGCTCATCGGTCAACAGTAAATCATAGGCAAATTGGAGGGCGCTGATTTGGTCCGGGTTGTGACGCTGCTTCCATGCTACTTTCGACCCGGCATCCATCGCGGCGCGGTGGTCGGCGTAGTATTCGGTTGCCTTGCTGCCGGTGCCGCCGGCTTGTAAATCGTCTATTCGGATTTGGGCGTATTTCTCCCAGAGTCCGGCGGCGGTCGGCCATTTGTAGACAAGTTTGGTGCGTTCGCCGTGCCAATGGGGAGAACGGGTGCGGTCTAGGAGTTGGTCGGCTAGGTCGTTTTTTCGTATTACGGTGCATGGCATAAGCCCCGACATTTTAGAGCCGGGTCCGGCGAGTCCCAAAACGGCCCCGTTCAGAATTTCGGCGCGGGTGGCGCACTGTGCCGGGCTGCGGGCGCTTTCGTCGGTTTGCGGGTCGTCGATAATCACAAGGTCGGGCCGTATGCTGGCCCCCTTAGACGTTTTTGCTTTCGTTCCTCTAATGTGCCCCGTAATCCCTGCCACCTTGACTACGCCGCCGCTAGCCTTACTACCTGCGACGGTGGGCAGCGCTAGCTCTTTGGCATTCCATACGATATAGGTGGGGCTGCCGTCGATTGTCTGCCCTCTGCAGCGGTGGCTAATCCGCTCTAGCTTGTGAATCGGGCCGCATATTTCAGGGAAATCCTCGGATAGGGTGGCGTTTGCTTCCAGTTCGGTTTTTATGCTGGTTAAAAGTCGCGTCGCGCTGTCCTCGTCGCTTCCAATAAGGAAAACAAACCGGCGGCGGGCTGTGAACAGCGCCCAAATTGCGGCGGTTTCGCAAATGGTCGTTTTTCCGCTTCCTCTAGGCATCGCCATAGAAAATAGGCCGCCTTTAATTATCGCGGTTTCGGCTTTCGCGAGTACCTTTCGGTGGTCATCGCTGAACGGTAGGGCGTACGTTTCAGAAAAATAGGTATTGCAGAATTTTTCCAGACTCTTGACGGCGGCGGCGCGGCGTTTCGGGTGCTTACATTTCGGCATCGCGCCGATATCGCGGCCGGCGCGGCTTTGTTCTAAGACACGTTTAAGGCTCGCCGTTCGTTGGCGCGTATAGTCGCCTTGTTTTGTTATTTTCGGGCCGCTGTTTTTTGCACCGGTAAGCATATTAGCTGAATTTCGCTAGTTCTTTAATGACGCGGGCGGCGTTTATTAGGTCGCCGTCGGTTCGCATCCTCTCATATAAGTCCCTGTATGCTTCTAGGCAGAACCCACGCACTACGTCGCCGGATGCTTGCCCGGCCTCGGATAAGTACGCAACGATTTCGCTAATTGCGGCGTCGGCATCCATCGCGGGGAATTTTGCGGCCATCGCTTCGCGTACGCTGAATTCGTCGTTTCCATCTAGAACCCACTGCAAAATCTCGTGCAGTTGTGGGCACTCAGTCGGCCCCTTCTTCTTTATCGACGGTGGCAAACCGGCGCGGGGTTTCCGTTTGACTGGTATCTTGTTTTGAGTTGTCTTTTTTTTTGCCATACCTCACCGGGTCGGGTGGTGTCTTATTTTCATTTCGCAATACTAGGGCCGGCGGTTCGCAATAAACAAAGTGTCCCATATCGGC